ACTTGACTTTTCGGATAACTATGTTACAATCAGTGAAGAAAATAGTCCTAAGAATTCTTTAAAGTATTTTTATTCTGATTCTTCTGTTGTAACATCACCAAGTAAAACTATTACAATGCCAAGTTCTGAAGTGACATTTGAACTTAAAGGTGATGCTCTAAGTAAACTACAAAGAGCAGCAAATGTAATAGGTGCACCTGATTTAGTGTTAAGTAATGCTTCTGGTACTTCTGCTTTAGAAGTAAAAGATAAAAAGAATGATACAGCAAATACCTATTCATTAGATATAGAAACATCTGGTACAGGTACATTTGACTTCTTCTTTAAAGTAGAAAACATGAAGTTAATGGAAGGTAATTATGATGTTGAAATCTCATCTAAAAATATCAGTCATCTAAGTAGCAAGAATGGTTCAGTTGAATACTGGATTGCTCTTGAAACAGAGTCAAAATACGAAGGATAAATTGACAAACTACTTAGGATTATATTATGGAAAAATATTTGTGGGTCGAGCAGTATCGACCAACTAAAATTGAAGACTGCATTTTACCAAAAGAACTAAAGAAAACATTTCAACAGTTTGTTGACGATAATCATATACCAAATCTAATTTTAGCAGGTGGTCCAGGTGTAGGTAAAACTACAATTGCCAAAGCAATGCTAGATCAGATGGGTGTAACATCAATGATGATAAATGGTTCGGAGGAGTCAGGTATTGATGTTCTCCGAACTAAGATTAAGAACTTTGCGTCTACTGTATCACTTGAAGGTGGTCGTAAATATATCATACTTGATGAGGCAGATTATCTAAACGCACAATCTACTCAACCTGCTCTGCGTGGGTTTATGGAAGAGTTTCACAAGAACTGTGGATTTATTCTAACATGTAACTACAAGAATCGTTTGATAGATCCTCTACATTCAAGATGTAGTGTGGTTGACTTCATTATACCTAAAGAAGAAAAACCACAACTAGCAAAAGAATTCTTTGTTAGAGTACAGAACATTCTTAAACAAGAAAACATCAAGTTTGATACTAAAGTTGTTGCTGAATTACTTAACAAACATTTCCCTGATTGGAGACGAGTGTTAAATGAGTTACAAAGATATTCAGCATCTGGTCAAATTGATGCAGGTATCCTAATTGCTGATACTAATATTAATGACTTGATGTCGGCAATGAAAGCACAAGAGTTTACTAATGTTAGAAAGTGGATTGTTGATAATTTAGATAACGATCCTGTTAGAATCTATCGTAAGATTTACGATTCTTTATATGACAAAATTGAACCAGCAACTATACCACACGCAGTGGTTATTCTTGCTGACTATTCTTACAAGTCTGCCTTTGTTGCTGACCAAGAGATTAACTTACTTGCGTGTCTTACAGAAATAATGGCACAAGTGAGGTTCAAATGAGTTACGAACTAAAAGAATATCTTAATGCGATAAATTATAACAAAGAAAAATTAATGGATAGCGATGATCTCATGTGGGAAAAGAAGTATCCAGCATTTATTGTGAATAAGTGTCTTGCACCTTTTAATGATACTATACATCTTGTAAACGAGATGAATAGATTTCATCATCTAGATAACAAACTTCAGTTTGATTTTTTACTAAATACCTTGAGAACTCGCAAAAGATACAGTGCGTGGATGAAAGCGAGTAAACTAAAAGATCTAGAGTATGTTAAAGAGTATTATGGATATAGTAATGAAAAGGCAAAGTCTGCTCTTAATATGCTAAATGATGAACAATTAAACTCTATTAAAAATAGATTGAATAAAGGTGGCAAACATGGAAGATAATTACACATGGTCACAAGAGCAAATGTTCGAGGTTGCATTAAAAGAGCCAGATGACTTTTTAAAAGTTAGAGAAACTCTTTCTCGTATTGGTGTTGCTTCTCGTAAAGAAAGAAAGTTGTATCAGTCGTGTCATATCTTACACAAACAAGGAAGATATTTCATAGTACACTTTAAAGAACTTTTTGCTCTAGATGGCAAAGACACAAACTTGACTGAGAATGATATCGCAAGAAGAAACACAATCGTGAAACTTCTCGGTGACTGGGGATTGATTACAATGAAAGATAATCCAGAACCAATCGCACCATTAAGTCAAATTAAAGTTATTTCATTCAAAGAAAAAGATGAATGGACTTTAGAAACAAAATATAACATCGGTAACAAAAAGAAACAGGCAACAGGGTAATGTCCTATTCAGATAAAGTAATTGATCATTATGAGAATCCAAGAAATGTTGGTTCTTTTGATGACGAAGATAAATCTGTAGGCACTGGCATGGTCGGTGCGCCTGCCTGTGGCGATGTTATGAGATTACAAATTAAAGTTAATGATGACGGAATAATTGAAGACGCAAAATTTAAAACTTATGGTTGTGGCAGTGCTATCGCTAGTTCTAGTTTGCTCACACAGTGGGTTAAAGGGAAGAGTCTCAACGAAGCAAGTGAGATTAAAAACGCAGATATCGCAGAAGAATTAGCATTACCACCTGTAAAAATACATTGTTCTGTTTTAGCAGAAGATGCTATACAGAGTGCGATAGATAACTACTTAATGAAAAATAAATTATGAAAAACTTTCAATCATTTATCGCAGAAGAAAATTTGAATGATGGTGATATTCAAATTGCCATCTTAACGAAAGTGTCATCTAAAGAAAAAGAAATTGTTTCTAACCAAATAAAAAAATATGCAGACAAAAATAAAATACCTTGCCATATAATTAATACTAAAAATGCATGGATAAGCACAAATGATATAGAGAAAGGTTTAATAAGTGTATTAGATAAAGAAGGTAATAAAGTAGATTTTGAGGTAAATAAAACAGTTGTATTTGTTCGTGCTGGAGTTTTAGATAATGAAATAGGACTTGCATTACTTTCTACTTTTGAAAAAGCAGGTGCATTTATGATTAACAATCGTGATGGTATGATGACTTGTGATAATAAAATGTCAACCTATATTACATTTAATCAAAATGGAATACAGACACCCAGAACATCTATTATTAACAATGAAGAATCTGTAAAAGATGCACATAAAAGAATAGGTAGTAAGTTTCCTATAATCATAAAAACCATTAAAGGCACACAAGGTATTGGTGTATCAATTGTAAATGATTACAAAAGTATGGTATCTGTCATACAATCATTATGGAAGTTTAATGCAGACTTATTGATACAAGAATTTTTAGAAATTCAATTTGATGTTAGAACTATTGTAATAGATGGTGTAATTATTGCTTCTACAAAAAGAGTAAAACCAAAAGATGATTTTCGTTCTAACAGGCATAGAGGAGCAGAAACATTTCCTTACATACTTTCTGATAATGAAAAAGAATTAATACTAAAAGCATATCGTTCTACAGGCGCATATATGGTTGGTGTAGACCACACAATTGTAAATGGAAAAGCATATATTTTAGAATGTAATGGATCTCCTGGAATTGGTTCTAACTTTGGAAATGGTGATGGTCAAAGTATGTCCCACGAAAGATTGATTGAAAAAATATTAGACCATGTTGGAAAAGCAAAAAATAGATTTGTGGGTTCTACACAAACTGCTGGATATGTAGAAAGAGTAGAAATAGTAGGTCTTGGACCATATCGTGCTAAGTTTGATACAGGTAATGGAACTAAAGCATCCATGTTTCATGTAGACAAATTAGAAATAAAAGGTAAGACTGCTAAATGGGAAAGAGATGGTAAAAAATTTACTAGCAATATTGTTGATATATCTAAACCTGTTCATGTAGACCAGATAGATGAAAGACCAATAGTATTAGTAGATATAAAATTTAACAACACTCTTTACAAAAATGTACCAATAGGATTAACAACAAGAGATTCTAAAAGTACATTTTTAATTAATAGGGAATTGCTCACCAGATTTAAGGTTGCAGTAAATCCCGACAGGAAATTTGCTCTTTCTAGTTACATAGAAAGAGGAGATTCAAATGATGAGGACTACAGGAAACCGAGATAATAACTTAATGAAAAATGGAGATACAAATGTCAAATAAAATAATCAACGCATTAGCAATGAAGTATGAATATGAGATTGCTTCTGCTAAGGCAAATATTCAAGCATATATTGATAGTCCAGTAGGTATTGGTGAGCATCCAGATTTAGTAGGTGCTGTAGATTCTGAAATGGTAAAACTTGCAGATGCAACTGATAAGTTAGAAACTCTAATCGCAAACTATCCATCAGATGCAGATGCTGAATTTTTAATCGAGTCACAAAGAGAACTTGATGTATAAAAACGCTTGACAAAACGATATGAATAAGTTATACTTGATACCTAACACTGAGAATACTATATTATGCATTTCTATACTAATGTCGCACTTTGGGGCAATAATCTTCTACTAAGAGAATATAAAGATGGGGAACGAATCAACCGCAGAGTTAAGTATTCCCCAACTTTGTTTTGCCCTGTAACTAGAGAAACTGGTTACAAAACTCTACAAGGTAAAAATGTAGCACCTGTCCAACACCCCACTATTCGTGATGCGAAAGAGTGGGTCAATAATTATAAAGACCAACCACATCTCGTTTATGGTAATACCATGTTTCAGTACAGTTATCTTTCTGACACATATAAAGGTGACATTCAGTGGGACATTGATAAACTTCTAGTATTCACAATTGATATTGAGGTTGCTTGTGAGAATGGGTTTCCTTCTCCCGAAGATGCAATCGAACCAATGTTATCAATTACAATCAAAAACCATCAGAACAAACAAATTCTAGTTTGGGGTATCGGAGATTATCATACAGACAGGGATGATGTCACATATGTTAATTGTGATGGAGAGGTACAACTTTTAAAAGAATTTTTATCTTTCTGGGAAAACAATTGTCCTGATGTTATTACTGGTTGGAACACAGAGTTCTTTGATATTCCTTATATTTGTAATCGTATCAAAAATGTTTTTGGCGAAGATGAAATAAAAAGACTATCTCCTTGGAAAAGTGTTTCTAGTAAAACGATAATTAAGATGGGACATAAACAAGAGATATATGATATTTTAGGTGTTGGTCATCTAGACTATTATGACTTATATAAAAAATTTACATACACTAGTCGTGAGAGTTACAGACTTGATCACATTGCATTTATTGAGTTGGGTGAAAGAAAGGATGATAATCCTTATGAGACATTTAAAGATTGGTATACAAAAGATTATCAATCGTTTGTTGATTATAACATTCAAGACGTAGAGATTGTAGATAAACTTGAAGACAAGATGAGATTAATTGAATTAGTGCTAACTATGGCATATGATGGTAAAGTAAACTACATGGATTGCCTTGGTGCTGTAAAATACTGGGATATATTAATCTACAATTATTTAAAACAAAAGAATATTGTTATACCACAAAAGACTTCAAGTGAAAAGGGCGAACAGTTTATTGGTGCTTATGTAAAAGATCCACAGGTTGGTTCTCATGATTGGGTTCTTTCGTTTGACCTAAATAGTTTGTATCCTCATCTAATTATGCAGTATAATATTTCACCTGAAACTTTAGTGTCTAAGGATGATAAAGTTCCAGGCATGAGTATTGAAAAACTACTCAACAAGGAAGTAGATACATCCATACTAAATGGGGTGACACTAACACCTAATGGTGCTTTGTTTAAAACAGATAAGAAAGGATTCTTACCAGAACTTATGGAAACTATGTATAGTGACCGAGTGAAGTATAAGAAACTGATGATCGAGGCAAAGAAAGAATATGAACGAACAAAAGATAAACGACTTCTCAAAGATATATCAAGATATAATAACATCCAGATGGCCAAGAAGATTTCACTTAATAGTGCATATGGTGCTATTGGCAATAATTGGTTTCGTTATTTCAACATCCCTACTGCTGAAGCAATTACTACTTCTGGTCAGTTATCTATTAGATGGATTGAACAATCTGTTAATGGGTATCTTAATAAGATTCTTGGAACCAATGACACCGATTACATTATTGCATCAGATACAGACTCAATTTACTTGCGTCTTGAGGGACTCGTTAGAAAAATATTTGACAAGGGAAAAGGAATACCAAATGATGATGCAACAAGACTCAAGATCGTTGACTTTCTGGATCGAGTTGCTACCGAGAAGATTGAACCTTTTATTGATAAAAGTTACCAAGATCTCGCAGACTATCTAAATGCTTATGACCAAAAGATGGTCATGAAGCGAGAAGTAATTGCTGACAAAGGTATATGGACTGCGAAGAAAAGATATATCCTAAACTGTTGGGATATTGAAGGTGTTCGTTATGAAGAACCAAAACTAAAAATGATGGGCATTGAAGCAGTTAAGTCTTCAACACCAGCACCTTGTCGTGATAAAATTAAAGAAGCGATGAAGATTCTTATGACTGGAACTGAGAAGGAACTGAATACATTTATTCAAGATTTCCGTGAAGAGTTTATGAAACTTCCAGCAGAAGCAGTCGCATATCCTCGTTCAGTAAATGGACTAAACAAGTGGAACGAATCCTCTACACTCTTTAAGAAAGGAACACCAATTCATGTAAAAGGTGCTATACTATATAATCATATACTTAAACAAAATAAATTGACACACAAATACCCAATAATTAATGATGGCGAAAAGATTAAATTCTTGTATTTAAGATCCCCAAATATTTACCAGTCAACATCTATTTCGTTTCTTACAAAACTACCAACAGAATTATCACTTGACAAAATGGTAGATTACGAGGTACAATTTGATAAGTCTTTTGTTGAACCACTGAGGGTTATAACTAATAAGATCAACATGCACATTGATGATAGTTATGGGCAACAGTCTACACTTGAAGATTTTTTTGGATAAACTACAAATTTATATTATTCGATTAGGAGAAGATAATGAATGATTTTTTGAAAGATATAGTTAAAACAACAGGAAACGAATATGCTGCGATTGTTTCTGATGGTGTTGAAGCAGGTGATGTAGAAAGTTTTATTGATACAGGATCTTATATATTTAATGCTCTTGTATCTGGTTCATTAAATGGTGGCATACCATCTAATAAGATTACTGCTTTAGCAGGTGAGTCGGCAACTGGTAAAACATTCTTCTTAATGGGAATAGTTAAATCATTTCTCGATAAAGATCCAGATGCTGGTGTCATTTACTTTGAGTCAGAAAGTGCTGTTACTAAACAGATGGTTGAGTCAAGAGGTATAGATTCCAATCGTATGGTTATCGTTCCTGTAACAACAGTACAAGAATTTAGAACACAAGCAATTAAAGTTTTAGATAAGTATCTGGAACAACCTGAAGAAAGTCGTAAACCTTTGTTCTTATGTCTTGACTCACTTGGTATGTTATCTACTACAAAAGAAGTAGAAGATACTGCTGAAGGTAAAGAGACTCGTGATATGACTCGTGCTCAAGTTTTAAAAGCAGCATTTCGTGTATTAACTTTGAAACTTGGTAAAGCAAAAGTGCCAATGATTGTTACTAACCACACATATGACTCAATGGGTTCTATGTTCCCAACTAAAGAGATGGGTGGTGGTTCTGGATTAAAATATGCAGCATCTTCTATTATATTCTTATCTAAGAAAAAAGAAAAAGATGGTACAGAAGTAATTGGTAATATTGTACACTGTAAAAACCATAAGTCTAGATTGACAATAGAAAATAAAATGGTTGATGTTAGATTGACTTATAGTAAAGGGTTAGATCGTTATTATGGTCTGTTAGACTTAGCAGTTAAACATGGTATATTTAAATCTGTTTCTACTCGTATTGAATTACCAGATGGTACTAAGCAGTATGCCAAATCAATTAACAATAATCCTGAAAAGTATTTTACTCAGGATATACTAGATAAACTTGAACCAATAGTAGCAAAAGAATTTACTTATGGTATGAGTGAAGAAGAAGTTGAGGAAACAAATGAAGATTGAGGAACAGTATGTTTTTGTCACAACTGAGTCTCAAGAACAAACCTGTATAGGAATTAAGGAAGGTAAATATGCAGGTGTTGTTTATAAGTATGGTGATGTGGGATTAGGTGAAGAATTACCAGATGGATCTATGCCATTGAAGTTTAAGTTTGATATACTTCAAAGCAATGGTATAGAAAGAGATGAATTCAATGATGAGTTCTTCAAACTTGCTGGTGATATACTTGTTAATGTAATTGACAAGCAACATAAAATTGATATGATGGAGAATAATGATAATGAACCAAACGATAGAAAGAACGACTCTAAGTAATCTATTATTTAATGAGGACTATGCTCGTAAGGTATTGCCTTTTATTAAAAGTAATTATTTTGATGTTCGTGAAGAAAGAATTATATTTGAAGAGATAACTAGTTTTGTAGA